TTAGTATTGAACTGATTCAAGTCTAAACCTGCACGTTGCATCTCTTGTCCAAAGGCATCTTGAGTAGACTGTGCGGCTAACTGTGATAAAGCTTGAGACTGTGCAGCGTTCATACCTAGCATATCAGGATTAAACATACCTGAGTCAGCACCAACACCTAAGCCCTCACCAGATAAGCCAAGACCTATACGACCTAAACCTGCCATTTGCTCTAAGTTCTTAGCACGTTGTTGTGCAAAGGCTGGCTCAAGTAAAGCACTACGCTCACTGAATAAGTCTAGCCCTGCTTGTCGTGGGTCAAAGTTATAATTAAACTCATTAGGAGCCTGTTGTGCTAAGGTAGACGCTTGACCCATGAGGCCTGTGCCTTGCCCTACTAATGCAGGTAGACCTGAGTAAGCATCAGAGAGTGAAGTTGATAAACCATCACCATCTAATACAGCAGTACCTGTGCCTGATCTAAAGGTAATAGGCTTGAATGTGCCTCCTGAGCCGCTGTAGTCTCTTGCTCCTCCTGCCATAGGGCCACCAGCGACACCTACTGTACTTTGTAACATACCATTTCCTCCTGCTCCGTCACCACCTAAGCCTCCCATCATACCACTTGACTGTGCCAGTGAAGATTTCATTTCCATAGGCAATCCAGCCCACTGTGATTCAGATATACCCTCTGGTCGCATAGCGTTTAACTGTGCTTCATTAGGACGTCCTTGACCACCACCTATGTAAGCGTTAGCTAACTGGTTATTCATTTGAGGCTGCCGAGACATTTGCACTTGCTGTGCTGGTGTCATACTGTGCCAAGGGCTATTAGGGTCACGAGAAGCTTCTTTAACATTTAAAGCAAATTCGTCTCTTGCTATGTCATTCATCCCATATAGTGATTCATTCGCACCTGCTTTGGCAAAAATAGAAAGAGGACTAAGAGCCGCTTGTAAATAACCGCCTAAAGTATTAGGCATTCTAGGGCTAAAATCTTGTGCTGCTACCATAGCCTCTGCTAGTGTGGGTTGTTTGTATGAATTAGCAGGTGTACTTAAGTCTTTTATTACGCCATTATTATTACCATTTCCTTGAAATTTCGCCCCTTGTCCACTGACACTACCACCGCTTTTATTACTATAACCACCACCGCCTGAGCCGCTGTAGCCACCATACGAATTACTTTCACCCCTTGGGTCTGCCATTATGCTGTCCTCTTCCAAAAGTATACGACAATATACGGCTGCATAATGTCGTGTGTGTGGGCTTGTCCACCGCCTTCATAATCAAATTCTGCGTTCCTGGGGTATGAGTTGGGATGCCCCGCTGTTACAGAATCCGCAGCCCCATCTGGGTTGCCTGTACCTGCCGTACCTGTCCATCCGTGAGCGTGACTAGGTATCTGAGCAAGTGTAAGAGTATGTGAGTCAGTTGTTGCACCACCTGTATTACCAGCAGTATAACCTCCACCAGCACCAAGCATTACACGACCAGCACTAAAGGCTGCCCAAGTACCTACGCCCATTAAAGTAGCTAAGGATGAAGCACTGTAAGCTGTTGTTGTAGTAAATATTGAACCTACAGGATATACTAAAGCGTTAACTACGGCTGCTGTAACTGGTGGTATTACTAGTGCTGCTACGGCAGCATCTGCGTACGCTGTAGTAGCTACCTGTGTAGTGTTGGTACTAGCAGACGCTGTAGGAGCCGTAGGGGTGCCTGTGAGAGCAGGTGAAGCCAGAGGTGCCTTAGCGGTAATACCAGCTACTATAGCGGCCTGTGTGAACGCTGTGGTGGCTATCTGTGTGCTATTGGTAGAAGAGGCTGCTGTAGGTGCTGCTGGTGTACCTGTCAGCGTAGGGCTACTTGAGTTAGCTTTAGTGGCTACTGCTGTAGCAATGTTTGTAAACTCGTCATCAATCTCAGTACCACTTACAGTCTTGAGAGGATTACCTGTGGTTAAGGCATCCTTTGTTGCAAAGTTTGTTGACTTAGTATAATTGGACATAGTTAAAGTACCTTACCTTGTTTGGCGTAAATTGATAGTTTCTGTAGGCTCATTGCAGTACCATTAATATCAGTAGTAAAACCTATTTGAATTATGTTACCTGCTCCTTGTGCTGGTGATTGTTGATCGTTGATTAAGACTGAGCCAGCATATTCTGATAAGCCGTATTCAGCTAAACCATACTCAAACACACTTCCAGCCTCTAAAGTAAACGTCTGTGAAAAGAAAATTGGACTATACTCATAGCCTACCTTAAGTGCAAAAATTTGACCAGAAGCGCCTACTGTGGTAGCGGCTAACTTTTTAACAATCTTATTTGTGTTAGGCATTTCTAAATCAAAGTAGTTACTAAAGTAAGCCATCTCATACTTCTCTCCATTATCTTGATAGCCCCTGTACTTTGCTATACCATCAGGTTTTGCAAAAAGAAGTTCAGAGTCTAGTGACAAGAATCCTTTAGGTGTTAACTCAGGCCATACTGTAACCCTATAACTTCCGTCCTGTAAAGTCTGCCTTGTGTCAAACACAAAGGTTTGTTTAGTGGCTGGCATAGTTAACAGGTAGAAAGCATTAATAGGAGAATAGACTGTTTTAACATTAGCCAGTATTTCACTACGGATTGCTTGTATAATGTCATCACGTATGTTCTTAGAGATGTCTCTCATAGGCTGAGATTTCTCTTGTACTGTACGATTCAATGAACGTACACCTGTGTTACTTAAGAACAAGATGTCTTCACCAGTGTTCTGTACGGAGTCTCTAGCTATACAACCTACACCTTCGATAACTTCCACTAAGGTTAAACTTGAGGTAGTCATACCTGCATTAAAGTTATTACCATCTGAGTAGATAATAATGTTATCAGTACAGAATATAATCAAGTTGCCGTTGTGTGCGCCTATAGCAACAATTTCATCAGAACCTTGAGTAAGTACAGAAGATATATCAAGAGTACCAGCAGTACCCCCATGCCACTTAAAACCACTCAGTACGTCCGTAAAGTAAACTGTGGTCTTGTTAGTTGTTGTGTCTGCGGCCCATAAACGACCATAGGCTGCTAATACTGTGTTGGCACTGGGCGCAGTACCTGTTGTATGGGTGTGTGTAGCTATAGATTCAAAAGTATCCGCAGCACCCGAGTTAGTATACACAAGTGGTAAGTAGCCACGTTGAAAGAAGTAATGATGATCATTTAATGTAGCTGTTTGCCAATTACCTGCTGCTATTGTGTCAGTAGTGGACGGGGTTAAAGTTACTAGGTCTGTAAGTCCTTTGTAGAACTTGTCAACACTGAATGACAATAATGTATCAGCACCTGTGATTTCTTTAAAGTTAGACACACCTAGTAAGTTAACACCTACGTTTCCGTTAGCTGAACCATCCTTAGCATTACTTATGGTCTGCCAGCCCTTACGTGAACCTAGGCGACCAAACTTATCAATGATACAGTTGTCTGCGTGTAGTGCAAAGCCTTGCTGTAGCGTTACACCTGATTCCTGAGTGTTTAACCCATAGAATGCAGGTGCTGCTATAGAGGCTGCCTGTAGTTGTTTACCCATATTTAGTAAGCCTCCCAAATCAGTTCCTCAGGGTGCTTGGCTGCATCAAGAGCAATAGCATCAGATAGGTAAACAGAAGCAAGAGCCTTAGCCGATACTGCTGACATACCTCCGTCCTCACCACGTTCCTCAAGGGCCATAGCGTAGGCTAAAGTCTGCACAGGTAAGAAAGGAACTTTAACAATGTCATCATCATTAGTGACATCAGGTGATCTTTTAATGATGTTAAAGAATAGCTCATAGACACCATCAGGCTTGGGGTACACATCTATCTGAGTGTCACCTGAGTTACTTAACCCGTTGAACACGTAGTTCTGAGGTGCTCCTGTTACTGGCGTGTTATTAAGGTATACATTATTAAACCAGTGTGGTGTCTGGTACTTCATAAATGTATCGCTTGTGTTGTTGATAGCCTCTAAGAGTGTAGACTTATCACCAAAGTCAGTAAGAACATAGTTAAACACATTTGCTTGTGTAGTCACAGTCATAGTCTCACGTAGGTTAGACCAACCCCAAGCACTTTCCACCATCTCTACAGCGTCACGTACAAATAAACCAATAAGCTTAGAATAGCTGTTTTCATTAATTGAATCTACTTCTCGCTCACGTAACCTTATGAGTATGTTGTTAACTGTTTGCTTATATGTTTTCATGTGGCTTTACCATTTAATTTCTCTACTGTTCTAAGACCTGCAAGGCCAAGCATTGCTAACGTAAGTTCAAGCATAGCGTCTAAGGGTAACTCAGGGCTACCTAGCTCTGGTGCTACCC